ATGTGCTGTACGGTTGGGCACCGCTGTACCAGGAACTGGCTTGCCGAGTTGCGGCTTAACTTTTAATTGAAAGGAAACCTATCATGGCAAATCCCGGCCCAGCAAGTACCCAAACCAATCACCCTTCAAATCTGGCCACCAACCAGGCACTTCGCCTGTTGGCCAGCGCCCAGGGTGTTAACCTCAACAGCGTAGGCGACACGGTGGCAAACATCGTGAACCGCATCGGCAACATTAGCGTTCAAAGCGTGATTGTGGCCAACGCCAGCGTTGACCTGACCACCGCCCAACTGGCCGTTTACACCGGCCCTGGCGCAACTGGTACGGCCATCAAGACCGCCTATGCTCTGACCGGCAATTCGGCCAGCGACAAAGTGGTCATCACCGCCGCAACCGACACCGATGCAATCACTGTGGATCAACTCTACATTCGTTGCACTACGGCACAGGGCGCAGCGGCTACCGCTGATGTCTTCCTCTACGGTTACGACCTGACGTTCCTTTCCTAAACGGATGGAGTGAAACCCGAGAAAGCCGCCCTCACAAGGGGTGGCTTTTTCGCATTCAACACCTATAATTTCGCAAGAAAGGGGATTCAAATGCTGCCTACATTCCGACCCAATGGGCCGACGTATCGGATCACGGTTCCGTCGTCTGCTTCTACCCCCCTAGAAATCGTCCCCAACACCAACGTTGAAAACAACTTTGTGGCGTTGATTAACACCGGCAGCGCGTCGGTAGTGGTCAGCCTGGGCACGACTTCAGGAACGACCAGAACACCCGCAGTTCCTAGCACTGGCGCATCAACGCCTGGCGTGATTCTGCCGCCGAGCATGAACTACCCGATTGTGGTTCCTGCTCCGCGCAATTCGTTCTTCATTGCCATCATCGGCACTGCCGCAAACGGCGAATGCTTCGTGACGCCTTTGGCTGCGGGGTAAGCCATGGCGGTTGCCAACCAGCAAACCATCAATATCGTTCCGGTTCAGGGTATTTTTGGCCCTGAGCCGACGTTTACCCCAATCACGCTAGTTGGCCCTGCTGGTTCGTATTTTTATCCGATCATCAGCCCGATTCAGTCAGGGCTGACGATCACGAACTCCACGATTGATTCGTCAATCATCGGTGGAAATGTTGCGGCAGCGGCGTATTTCACGACAGCCCAGGTGGCTGCGACACCCGTAGCAGACGCAGACGTTGCCAACAAGGCTTATGTTGATTCTGTGGCGCAGGGGCTGGACATCAAAGCGTCCTGCCTCTACACGACCACAAACATCATCACGCTGTCGGGCTTAGGCGTTCAGGCCGGTGGCGATTGGACATCAAGCCTGACCGCTGGCGACCGGATTCTGGTCAAGAACCAAGCCAACGCAGCGCAAAACGGCATCTATGCAGCGTCTGCATCGGGCTGGACACGCACCTTGGATATGAACAACTGGGCCGAAGTGCCTGGCGCGTTTACGTTCATTGAGGACGGAGCGACCCTAGCATCAACGGGATGGGTCACCACCGCGGGTTCCACTGGCACGATTGGCATCACCAATATGCCCTGGACGCAGTTTTCAGGGGCTGGGACGTACACAGCAGGAAACGGGCTGCAACTGATTTCTAATGCGTTTTCGGTCAAGCTGAACGGCACGACCCTAGACGCCAGCGCCAGCGGTCTGAAGATTTCGGACACCTACGCAGGACAGACCAGCATCACGACCTTGGGCACAATTGCCACGGGAACCTGGGCGGCTACAGATGTTGCTGTGCTGCACGGTGGTACTGGGGCATCTGATGCCGCGGGGGCTAGAGCAAACCTGTCTGCTGCCGTACTGGGGGCGAATAACGACATCACCAGTATGTCGGCCATCACAGGCGCAATAGCCACACCGACGTACATCGACTTCAACAGCACCCAAAGCCCGCTGCCGACCGACGCGACCGCAAGACTTTACTACGACAGCAACGATCAATTCCAAACCCTTGCCTTCCGCATGAACGGCAATGTGGTGCAAAAGATTGGTGAGGAGCAGTTCTATCGAATCAAGTGCCAAGGGGCCATTACCAAGGGCCAAGTGGTTTCGTTTGCCGGTACGGTTGGGGCGTCTGGTGGCCTAATTGGAAAAGCCGCTACGGGCCTGACCAAAGATCAAGGCCAATTGATTCTTGGCTTGGCTGCGGAATCTGGCAACAACAACGCCTGGATTTTCGTCGTTTCGTTTGGTGAGGTTAAAAACATCAACACCACAGGCGGCGCAGAAACCTGGGTTGCTGGTGACGAACTGTTCTACAACCCAGCCGTCACTGGGGGGCTGACCAAGAACAAACCCGCAGTTCCCAACGCCATCGTTTTGGTGGCCGCGGTGGTTTATGTAGGAACGTCCAACGGCATTTTGTTTGTTCGGCCTACCTACGGGTCTATTTTGGGGGGCACTGATGGAAACGTTCAATTTGGAACACTCAATAACCTTGACGTTCTCCAATACAACGGCACAGGTCAGTATTGGACAAACGCTGCCGCCAGTAGTCTATCGGTCAGCTACGCAGCTACGGCAGGAAGCGCCACCACAGCGGGAACCGCAACGAACCTGGCAGGAGGGGCCGCGGGAAGCCTACCGTATCAAACGGGTTCCGGCGCTACTACGTTCCTGGGGCTTGGAACATCCACTTTCATCTTAACGGCTGGTGCATCGGCCCCAACCTGGACAAATCCATCCAGCATCACAGTGGGAACGGCCACAAGCGCCACCAGCGCGGGCAAGGCGACGAATTTGGCGGGTGGTGCTGCTGCAAGTATTCCCTATCAGACTGCGGCTGATACAACGGCGTTTTTGGCGTCTGCTGCCGGTGATGCTGGCAAGGTGCTGCAATCCAATGGAACGTCGGCCCCGTCTTGGGTCACTCCTGTGGCCTACGCGACGGTTACCGATGACACGACGACGAACGGCACTAGGTATCCGCTATTTGCAAACCAAACCGCGGGCAACCTATCAACGGTCTTTGCATCGTCCACCAAGTACCAGTACAACCCATCAACGGGCATTCTGACGGCCACAGGGTTCAGCGGATCGGGTGCGAATCTGACCAGCCTTCCCGCGGGGCAACTGTCGGGCACGATTCCATCAGGGGTTCTTGGTAACTCCAGCCTGTTCATCGGCACTACGTCAATTGCGTTGAATCGTGGCAGCGCCAGCCAAAGCCTTACCGGTGTTTCGATAGATGGCAGCGCGGGCAGCGCCAGCACAGCAACAACGGCGACCAATGCCAACAATGTGGCGATTACGGACAACACATCGTCCTCGTCCACTTATTACCCCATGATGTCGGTGAATTCCACCGGCAACAATCCAGCAACAACATCGTCCACCAAATTTTCGTTTGTACCTAGTACGGGCGTTTTGACAGCAACATCGTTTACCGGTGCGGGTACTGGCTTAACCGGTACGGCAACCAGTTTGTCGATTGGTGGGAATGCTGCAACCGCAACATCCGCAACCAATGTGTCTGGAACTGTTGCAATAGCAAATGGCGGCACGGGTCAAACAACGCGTCAAAACGCGATGGATGCGCTGGCTGGCGCAGTTACATCAGGCCAATACTTGCGCGGCAATGGTACTGATGTGGTCATGTCTGCAATTCAGGCTGCTGATGTACCAACATTGAACCAAAACACCACAGGAACAGCTGCCAACGTCACCGGCACGGTAGCAATTGCCAACGGCGGCACAGGCCAGACCACAGCCACCGCTGCGTTCAACGCCCTGGCTCCCAGTCAGTCTGGGCAAAACGGGCGCTATCTTAAGTCTGACGGCACCAACGCAAGCTGGGACGCTATCGATATCAGCACTACTGACATCACGGGTGTTCTGCCTGCGGCCAACGGCGGCACAGGGGTCAACAACGGCTCCAGCACCATTACGCTGGGCGGCAATCTGGTCACCTCTGGCGCTTTTGCCATAACCCTGACTGCATCCGGGGCCACCAACGTCACACTCCCTACGACGGGCACACTGGCTACGCTGGCAGGATCGGAAACGCTGACCAACAAGACGATCAGCGGCTCAAACAATACGCTGTCCAACATCGCCAACGCCAGCTTGACCAACAGCGCAATCACCATCAACGGCAACAGCGTGTCTTTGGGGGGCTCCACCACCGTCACTGCTACGGCCACAAATGCCCTGACCATCGGCACTGGCTTGAGTGGCGGCAGCTACAACGGCTCTTCAGCCGTCACGATTGCGATTGACTCGACCGTTGCCACCCTGACGGGAGCGCAGACGCTGACCAATAAGACGATCAGCGGGGCAAGCAACACGATCTCCAACATCGCCAACGCCAGCCTGACCAACAGTGCGGTCACTATCAACGGCAACAGTGTCTCGCTGGGCGGCTCGACCACCGTCACTGCGGTCAACCCCAACGCGCTGACCATCGGTACTGGCCTATCCGGGGGCAGCTACAACGGTAGTTCTGCGGTAACGGTTGCCATCGACTCCACTGTTGCTACGCTGACCGGCACTCAAACGCTGACCAATAAGACGTTGACAAGCCCAACAATGACTGCCCCGGTGCTGGGCACCCCTGCGTCTGGCAATTTGGCCAACTGCACCTTTCCAACACTGAACCAAAACACCACAGGAACGGCTGCCAACGTTACTGGGACAGTTGCGATTGCAAACGGTGGCACAGGGCAAACCACCGCCGCAGCAGCCATTACGGCGCTGGCGGGCACTCAGGTTTCTGGCCAATACTTGCGTTCCAACGGCACGGCTACGGCTCTTTCCGCGATCCAAGCTGCGGACGTTCCAACGCTTAACCAAAACACCACGGGTTCGGCTGCCACTTTGACTACAACGCGAACATTGTGGGGTCAAAACTTTAATGGCAGCGCCAACGTCACTGGAGCATTGTCTAGCGTAACAACATTGTCCATGTCTGGACAATTAACTAACACGGTTGCAATAGGAACCGCGCCGCTAGTTATTACATCAACCACACGGGTGGCAAACCTTAATGTTGCCACCGCAGGAACAGCAGACAATTCCACAAACATTGAGGTCACTGAAGACACCACGACCAACGCAGATTACTTTCCTGTTTGGGTAACAAGCAATACTGGCAATTTGCCCGCAAGAGTGTCATCGACTAAACTTAAATTCAACCCATCCACAGGTATTTTTACCGCAACGGGTGGCACTGGCGGGGGCAACTTCTAATGAACACGACCTGGAAAATTCTCAGCATCAAGGCCAAGGATGGGCTAATTACCCAGGCGCAGTACCATGCCCGCGTGGCGCAAGATGACATGGCCGTTGAAACCGAAGGCACTTGGTTCTTCAGGGGTCAGCGTTTGGTTACGCCGTTTGAGAAGGTCACGGAAGAACAGATCGTCGGCTGGATCAAAACCGAATCAGACGGCCTGGTTGAAGCACGGATGGCGCAGCAGTTGAAGAACCTGGCCGCACGGGATGAAACACCGCTGCCTTGGCTGCCCCAGGTGTTCACCCCCAAATTTGAGGAATAACTATGGCTGTTTATCTTTCACCTTTTTATGGCGTTGGTGGTCAGTTATTTGACAATAACGGAAATCCACTTGCGGGTGGCAAAATTTTCACTTATTTAGCTGGAAGCACAACGCCACAAGCCACATATACGACAAGCGCAGGAAATATTGCCCATAGCAATCCGATTGTTCTTAATGGTGCTGGACGAGTATCTGGCGGTGAAATTTGGTTATCTGAAGGAATTTCGTACAAATTTATTGTTGAAGATTCAGCAAGCAATTTAATTGGCAGTTTTGACAACATAAAAGGTATTAATCAATCGCCTTTTACTAGTATTGCAAATTTTACTGGCGACGGTGGAACAATTATTTTTACATTGCCCGCTGTTCCTATTTCAGAAAATTACATCAATATTTTTATAAATGGTGTTTATCAGAACAAAAATACATTTTCTGTTGCTGGCGCAGTTATTACGTTTTCTGAAGCGCCGCCGACTACTTCAAAAATTGAAGTGGAGTATTGATTATGGCGCAAACTGGTTACACACCAATCCTAATCTACAGTAGCACAACGGTTTCACAGGCCCCTTCTGTTGGGAACCTGACCAACAGCACGTTGGGATCAGAACTTGCCATCAACATCACTGACGGCAAGCTGTTCTACAAGGACAACGCTAACGCGATTCAGGTCATTGCCTGGAAGACGACCCCGACGACCGCGGGTGGCACGGGCCTGACCAGTTACACCGCTGGCGATATGCTGTACTACGCCAGCGGCACAACTTTGACCAAGTTGGCCATTGGCGCATCGGGTCAGTGGTTGGGATCGTCGGGCACAGCGCCGCAATGGAACGCGCCAGCGGCCCTTACAAAGACCGATGACACCAATGTCACGCTGACCCTTGGCGGCAGCGCCAGTACGGCGTTGCTTAATGCTGCATCGTTGACTCTTGGCTGGACTGGCCAATTGGCGGTTACCCGCGGCGGGACTGGGTTGTCCACCGTGGCCCAGGGTGACATTCTTTATGGGTCGGCATCAAACACGTTGTCGGCCTTGGCCAAAAACACAACGGCCACCAGGTACTTGGCAAACACCGGAACCAACAACAATCCAGCATGGGCGCAAGTCAACCTGGCCAACGGCGTGACCGGAACCCTGCCCACGGCCAACGGCGGCACAAATTTAACGTCGTTTACCGCAAACGGGATTGTGTATGCCAGCAGCACAAGCGCATTGGCTACTGGTTCGGCGCTAGCGTTTGATGGGACAAATTTTAATACTACAGGAGATGCGTCAGCAGCATCACTAATTCCGACGGGCGCACCCAATAGTAAATGGGCGTTTGATGGCACTAATTCTGCGTTGCTCATTACCATTGCAGACAACGCAACATATGACCTTGCGGTTGGTTCTGGCGTTGTCTACGCGTGGGACAACGGCGGCAACGGTGTCGCAACAATTTATTGTTATTACGGAACCACCGCGTTGGACTTCAACCCCGCTGCATTTTATTCCACTACGCAAGGCACGGCAAACAAAATTAATGTGTATTACAACGGAACAACCGCGTACAGGTTTGAAAATAAAACCGGCTCATCAAAAAGCATTTACATTGTGACGATCAGAAATCGCGCCGCAACCTAAAGGAAATGAAATGAAATCTTACAAAATTGAAGAAATTGAATCGCAAGCAAGTCCTTTGTATAAAGTTATTGTTGAGGAAAATGACGGGTCAATTTTGACTTGGCATTTGGCAATTAATGATAAAAAACAAATTGATGCTGTGGTGCGGGCCGCGTATGAAGAATTTAAAAACCCGCCGCCGCCTAAAGTGCCTAGTTACAAAGAAAAAAGACGCGCCGAATACCCGCCCATTGAAGATTATTTGGACGGAATTGTAAAAAACGACCAGGCTCAAATTCAAAAATACATTGATGATTGCTTGGCTGTAAAAGCAAAATATCCGAAGGGTTAATCATGGCGATTACAAAAGTATCTTTTGCAATGATTTCGGGGGCGACCCTGAACATTGTTGATTACCCTGGAGCCAATGCGGGCGACCAACTAATTGCCGCAATTGCGGACTTGCCAGCAGACGGGGGCATCGTTGATTGCCGCAGCCTAACGGGCGATCAAATTATTTCCAGCACGGTCGAAATCGGTGGCACGAACAAGCCAGTAACGGTTTTGTGCAGCCATGCTGCGTCATTTAAGCCCGCCACGGGATCGACGCAAATGTTTCGCGTTCGGCCAAACGGCCAGTTGATTGGCGCAACAATTGACACAACCGATGTCACATATTCTGAAAGAACAATTTTAATTGACGATTCATTTAACGATGGCCAGTCAACATTGATTCAAGACATTGTTTGCAAAGGCAAAAACAGTGAAGGCACGGCGATTGAATTGTCAACGTCTGGATCGTCGCTTTATGGAATTGTGTTTGTAACGCTAGACAATATTCGAACCGTTGGTTATTACGTTGGCATCAACGTTTACACCAACGACGCGTCGCAATACATCAATTCCAACATATTCAGCAATATTGAAGTTAAAGGTGGCCAAATTGGCTATAACTTTAGCGGCAATGGCGATCATCGTGCCAATCAGTCTATCAACTGTACTTTCCAGGCCGGGCCAACATCTGCTGTCGGCTTTAACATCTTGCGATCCATTTATTCCACCTGGCTAAATACAAACATTTGGGATATGCCAGTAGCGGGCAATGAAATTGTTTTGGGAGTTAATGCAGACCGCAACATTTTGTCAGGTTATCTTGCCGCGCTAAACGTAATTGATAACGGCGCGGCTAATGTGCTGTATGACATTGTATTTGGAAATATTCCTGTATGGGGAGAACTTCAAATACACAACACCCCGCTAGTAACATGGGGGATCAATTTCGCCACGCCAAGCGCCCCAAACTTAATTACATTGGCAGACAACGCAACATACAATTTTGCGGTTGGTTCGGGGCTAATGATTTTGCAATCAACGACCACCGGGGCGATGGGCATTTTTACATCGCAAGCACAAACAACGTATGTGCTCAATGACGCCACATCATCTTATTCGGCCACCAAAGACACCGCTGCAAAAACGAATTGTTATTACAGCGCCGGTGCTGGATTGTATGAAATGCAAAATAAGACGGGTGGCGCGTTGTCGTATTACGTCACGTTGATTAAAACAAAAATCAACAATTAAGGAGTTGTAAAAATGACAACGCCATACGACATCATCACCAGATCAATGAAGGACATTGGCGCGTTGGCTGCGGGCGAAATCCCGACGGCTGACGAAGCCCAGGACGGTCTGGACTTGCTCAATGACATGATCGCGCAGTGGTCAAACGAGAACATGATGGTGTTTTACCGCACCGAGATTGTGTTTCCCTGTGTGCAGAACCAGATTCAGTACACCATCGGGCCGTCCGGTAACGTGTCGGCTAGGTTCGTGGGGTCAATCAGCGGCACTACTCTAACCGTCCCACCGGATGCAGTAACCAAGGGTGCCATCACAATGGGTATGACGCTATCTGGCCCTGGTGTGCTGCCTGGAACCACCATTGTGGGCTTTGGAACGGGCGCAGGAGGCAACGTAAACGAGGGAGGCACCTATACCGTCAGCCGCGGTCACACAACGCCTGTCGTCTTGCAGATCATTGATGCCTACTACCAGCGGCCCCTGACCATTGAATCGGCCTTTGTGCGGGTTAACACAACGTCCAACGGCGTCCCTATCTACGGTGGTGGTCTGGATTACCCCATCAGCATCTTGAGCCTGGAAGAATACGAATCCATCGGTCTGAAGGCGCTGAACGGCCCTTGGCCCAAAGCCATCTACTACCAGCCGTCTGAACTGCTGGGCACGATCTATGTGTGGCCAAACCCGTCGCAGGGCGAACTCCACCTGTTCACGCAGACCATCTTCCGCGAATTTGGCGACTTGTACGGGTCAATGGAATTCCCGCAAGGCTACAACATGGCGCTGCGGTGGTGCCTAGCCGAGCGCATGATGCCCATGTTTGGCAAAGTAAATCAGATTCAGGTGAGCCAAATTACCGCCTACGCAGCCCAAGCAAAGGCGACAATCAAGCGCACGAACATGAAGCCGCCGCAAGTGTCCAAGTACCCAGATGTGCTGATGACCGGCAGACCTAAAGACGCGGCGTTCATACTCGATGGGGGCTTTAACTGATGGCTGATTTCGGTTTTGTCGGTGCGTCTTACACCACCAGGTCTATCTACCAAGATGACCAGGAGTGCATCAATTTCTACCCCGAAATCGACCCGACTAAACAGCCTGGCGAACGGGGCATTGTTGCGCTGTACCCAACCCCTGGGCTGGTGACCGAAATCACCTTCCCCATTCCTGCGGAAAACCGAGGGATGCGGGCACTGTCGGGCCTTCAGTACGCCATCACGGTGTGTGGGAATCGGGTCTACCGCATCGCCTTAGACCTGACCTACATCCAAGTTGGAACCCTAACCACCAGCACTGGGCCTGTGTCAATCACGGACAACGTGATGACCGTCCAAGGGCTGACGGCCTACATCGTGGACGGTGTGAACCGCTATTACTACGTTGTGGCCACCAACACGTTCGTCACGCTGCCTTCAACGGATGGGCCGTGGCAAGGTGCTGATGTCTGCGACACGGTGGACAATTACATCCTGTACAACAAGCCAGGCACCCAGCTATGGTCATCCACAGACCTTGGATCGCCGCTGTCTACTCAGGCATGGTTTGGTGCCAAGGACGGATCGCCTGATAACTTGGTGACCCTGATTGTTGACCACCGTCAGGTCTACCTGCTAGGCGAAGTGACCGCGGAAGTCTGGATTGACGTAGGCACCCAGATTCCTGGTCTTATCACGTTCCCATTCCAGCGTGTTTCAGGAACATCGAGCCAGAACGGCATCGGTGCTAGGTTCTCGCTGGTGCGGTATTCGGATACCTTCATGTTCCTGTCCCGTGATACTTTGGGCACGGCCACCATCGGCATGATGATGGGCTATGAGTACAAGCGTGTTTCTACTCATGCGGTGGAAAACAGCCTTATCGGTGTGAACGTAACGAACGCACGGGCCTGGTCATTCCAGCAGGAAGGACACGAGTTTTACGTTATCACCTTCCCCGACATTGACCTGACCTGGGTTTATGACTTGGCCACCCAGCAATGGTTTAAGTGGCTGTGGTGGGACAGCCCGAACGCAGTCTATCAGCGCCACCGCGGTCAGAACTGCATTGCGTTTGCCAACAAGAACCTGGTTGGTGACTACGAGAACGGCAAGATTTATAGCCTTGACTTTGACACCTACACAGACGCGGGCAACCCGATCCGCAGGTTGCGCCGAGCGCCCCACCTAACGACCGACCTTCAGCGGCAGTATTTTGAGGAATTCCAGATTCAGTTCCAGCCTGGCGTTGGTCTGACTACGGGCCAGGGCGACAACCCCCAGGCCATGCTAAGGTGGTCAAATGACGGCGGTTCTACCTGGTCAAACGAGCATTGGGTAGGAATTGGCCGTCAAGGCAATTACACTAACCGTGCCATCTGGCGCAGGTTGGGCTGGGCGCGTGACCGCATCTTTGAAGTGGCACTGACTGACCCTGTAAAGGCTGTGATTGTGTCGGCCAACCTGAAGGCGTCTGCTGGGGACAACTAATGCCAGCACTGACAAACATTCGATTTCCTACTTCGCCGTTTGTAGATCAGGCTACGGGTAGGCCATCGCGTGAGTGGATACAGTGGCTGCAAAACCCCAACTTAGTCAGTCAGACCGTTGAGTACCAGATCATTAACGGCGGCGAAATCAACAACACGGTGATCGGCAACATCACGCCAGCCCAAGGCACGTTCACGCTGCTGACGGCCCTAAGCGGTATCGGAGGGGGTACGTTTTGAACGTTCGACAGGCCACAGCCGAAGACTTGGACGCCTACATTGAACTGCTGGCGCATTTCCACGAATCTTCACCCATGAGGGGCGTTGCGCCTTATGACCCTGAAGGAATTCGTGCTTTTTTGTCTGCTTCATTGGAAAATACCAACATTCTGTTGTTGGTGGGTGAACTGGATGGCCAGATTGTCGGGGTGACATCGTGTTTGCTGTACCCGCTTTATTTCAGCCCTGGTTATCAGGTAGCCCAAGAACTGTGGTGGTGGTTGACCCCCGCGGCTAGGGGTAGCGGGATTGGCCAAGCAATGTTCAAGGCGATTGAAGCCTGGGCAAGAGAAAAAGACGCAAGGGCGCTGTTTATGATTGCTTTGGAAGATGAACGCGCAGCAGCAATGGAAAAAGTTTACTTTCGGGCGGGCTTTCGACCCCTAGAAAGAACGTTCATAAAGGAGTTGTGAAATGGCAATCGGAACAGGAACCGCACTACTGCTAGGCGCTGGCGCTGGCCTGATCGGGTCTGGTATGCAAGCGCGGGCGGCTAAGTCTGCTGCGGCGCAACAGGCTGATGCAGCCCAGTACGCTGCTGACCAACAGCGGCAGATGTTCGACATCATCAACCAGCAGCAAGCCCCGTATCGGGAAGCCGGTTACGGAGCGTTGACCCGCATCGGTGAACTGTTGCCTGGGCTGACGGCCCCCGTATCCCGTGAGGAAATCATGGGTCTGCCAGGCTATCAGTTTGGCATCGAGCAGGGAACCGGTGCAGCCCGTGCAGCCATGAACGTCGGTGGCGGTGGTTCAAACGTTGACCGTGCGGCCCAGAAGTTTGCGGTTGACTACACTTTGGGGACTGCGATGCCCCAGGTTATCGCACAGCGCCAGAACATCTACAACACCCTAGCGGGGATCGCTGGCATTGGTCAGACAGGCCAAACCCAAATGAACCAAGCCGGAATGAATGCCGCTGGCAACATCGGCCAAGCTGCTATCGGTGGGGCATCTGCCTTGGGTGCTGGTCAGATCGGCGCAGCAAATGCTATGGCTGGCGGTTTGCAAGGCATTGGCAACACAGGGTTCTTGTATAGCTTGATGCAAAGGCCAGGCGGTGCAACAGCCATGGGGCCGGTTTACGGCCAGCAGCCTTTGGATTCGTCGTTTGCCCGTTATCAGGTGGGTTAAATCATGGCAGACCTAAGCGTAACACCCGTCGCATCTCAAATTAAGCCCGTGCCCAACATGAGTTTGGCCGATATGGTCAACCTTGCCCGCGGCGCACAAGCCTACCAGCAGACTGAGCAGATGAACCCTTTGTTGCTTCAGCAGCAACAGCAAACAGTAGACACGGGAAGAATCGCACTGACGCTGGAGCAGCAAAAAGAAGCGGAACGCCAGCGGCTGATTCCCTTTTTGCAAGACCCGCGAAACCTGCAATCAGATGGCCGTTTTGACATCAACAAGTTGAACGCTGACATTCTGAAACTTGCGCCGCTGACCGGTTCTAAATTCATTCAGGATTTTACCCAACTAAGCACCCTGCAAACAGAATCAGATAGAGCAATTCAAAGTCTTACCAATGACGAGCGCAACGTAGTGGCGTCAGCATTAGGCGCTGCTGGAAGGCAAGGCGTCAAAGATCGCGCACAGGTTTACGAATTGTTGGATGACATTCAAAACAAGTATCCCAAAAGCCCAACGATGCGAAATCTAATCAATTCGTACAAGGGGCAACTTAGGATGGCTGGCGCAAACGCGGATTTGCCAAGTTTGTTGATTGGTGCGGCCAATCAGGTGATGTCCCCTGCCCAGCAGCAGGAAGCGTTTGCACCGCGGGCTTCTACTGCTAGCACTGGGGCTGCAACTTTCCCGGTAGTGGTTCAGCCGTCTGTTGCTGGAGAAGCCCCAAGACAAACCGTTGGCGAAGTGCCGATTACGACGCAGCAACTTGGCCCTGACCAGTACGAAGTAATTGACCCCCGGCCTGACCCCTTAACCAATCTGCCGGTTGCAATTACCCGTAATCGCGAAGGCGCAATAATTGGGCGTCGGTTGTTGTCTGGTGCGCCTACACCGCAACAGATGCCAGGGCAAACGCTGCCAACTCCAGTTGGCCGAGAAATGCGGACTCTGTATCCAACCAGCACCCTTCCGCAAGTTACTCCTGTTACGCCTATCCCGCCTGGGGAAACGCCAGAAACACTTGCATTAGCCAATCAAGTGCGGATCAGAGCGTTGGAATCTGCAACACAGGTGCCATTGCAGAACTTCAATAACAACGAAATCATCAGATTGTCTGATGAAGCGTTAACTGGCCGCGGCGCTGGGATGCTGGCGAACCTGACCGGTGGATATGCTGTGTTTAACGCCGTGGGGCTTGGTGGTGGCAATGCTACGGCCTTGAACCAGTTGGGTCATTACATGGCGCTGCAAACCGCAACGCTGGCGCAGTCTGCTGGTCTTGGTACAGATGCCGCAAGGAACATTGCAGCAGAAACCACCGGCACGGTCAACTGGACGCCTGAAGCAATCAAGAAGACTGCGCGGGTCAACAGATCGCTGGCCACCGCTACAGACCTGTTTAACCAAGGCATTCAAAGCCAATTCAGTAAAACACAAAACCCACTGTCGGCGCGTGACTTCCAGAACAAATGGTCACAGACTGCTGACATCAACGCCATCCGATTGTTTGATGCGATGCGAAACAACGATCAAGATGGGTTTAGGGAAGTTGTTGATTCAATTGGCGGGCTGCGGTCACCTGGCTTTGACAGGTTGAAGAACAAAGTTGAAGCAATCAAACGACTAGTCGGGATGCAATGATGACTGACATCGAAGAATTTGCAAAGCAAGTTTATAGTTCCCCACCGCCTCCTGCGCCACCTCCGCGGGGTGCTGCACCGGCTGCTGCGCCTATTGCGGCTGCTGCGCCCCCTCAGCGGGCTGCTACGCCTGTTTTGGAAGGTCTAGACCCTGAACTAAGAAACCGTTTGAATGCGGCGCAAGAGGCATATCGCCAACGGTTCAACAAAGATTTGCCGATCACAAGCGGGGTTCGCACCCGTGAGGATCAACAGCGTTTGTATGACCGCTGGAAGGCTGGCGACAAGTCAATCTTCATGCCGCTGAATCCGGCAGACTATCCGAAGCAGACGACTTTTCACACGGACGCAGTTGATATTTCAACATCAGTCCCCGAGCCGTTTTTGCGGGAATTTGGCATCCACCGTCCGTTGGGCAGCAAAGACCCTGTTCATGCGGTTTTGATGCCAAGCAGTCAGCCGCCCGCGGCTGCTCCGGTTGCTGCCCCCGCTGCACCAATGGCACCAGCACCTGCCGCGCCGATGGCCGCTGCGCCAGCACCTGCTGCACCCATAGCTGCTCCCGCGGTGCCTATGCAGTCACCGTCGCAAACCGTAGCACAAGCCGCAGCACGGCAAGCCCCTGCAAGGCCCGCACCCGCTGCTGCACCCGCTGCCGCCCCTGCGATTAACCAATCAGACCTGATGTCATCCCAAGCGGTGGATGCGTTTGCTTCTGATGTTTATGGTCAGCCGCCCAAAAAAGGCGCTGTGGCAAATCAGGTGACCAGATTCCTACGCGGCAGCGCGGCGTTGGCTGACACGCTGTTGGGCGTTGTTCCTGCTGTTGCTGGCATGGCAACCTACGCTGGTGCCCGTGCTACTGGCCAAACGCCCGAGCAAGCCGCGGCTACTAGGGCCAGCGTTACTGGAGCGATAGAACGCCCCGTGGGACGTGCATTTGGCGTGACTGAAACGCCTGAGTACAAAGGTGAATTCAGCCAGCGCGTTGCCGAAACCATCGGTAAGTTTGTCGGCGAGACTGCCGAGAGCATTTCCAAAAAAACAGGCATCCCTAAACCTGAAGTTGAATATTATTTGGAATTCGGCGCTTCAGCGTTGCCATTTAGTAGGACTGTTCAGCGCGAAGTTGGTATGGCTGGCCGTGCAGCAGGACAGGCCGCGGGTAGGGTGGTAGAAGGTGTTTCACAAGTCACCCCCGCCCCTGTTCGCGCAGCGGTGCGGGCTACTACCGAAGCGGTGCTGCCTGGCACTACCAGAGCGCCCGCAAGAGCGCCGACCGTAGTCGCACCTACCACCCCTGCTGCGCCCGTTGCCCCACAACCCCAGATGGGACGCGGCAGTGTCGGAGCCGCTGGTGTGCCGGACGCTACGATTATTCGTCAAGCCCTACTGTCTGCTACGCCTGAATTCCAGCAGTTGTTTGGAAATATGCCGCTGGATAAGGCCAACACGCCTGTGATTTTGCGCCGCCTTGAGGGCGATTCGTTGCCCATTCCTGTCCGACTGACTGAAGGCCAGGCCACCGGCGACATTGTGAAGTTGTCCAATGAACAAAATCTGAGGGCAAAACAACCAGCGTTTGCCCAGCGGTTTAACGAGCAGAACAACCAACTTGTTGAGAACGTGCCGCTGATCCGCGAACGCGCAGCGCCAGATGTGTTTGCGACTAAGACGATTGAATCCAGCCAGGCGCTGATTGAAGCCTATAAGGCTTTGGACGATGCCCGCAATGTGGACATCCGTGCTGCATACAAAGCATTGGAAGATGCCAACGGCGGTGCGTTTCCTGTAGACGCGCAAGCAATTGTTCGTAATGCTGACGCAAAACTGGCCAAAAAACTGAAAACCAACTTTGTCCCGCCAGAAATTGCTGCCGACTTAAAGGCGTTCCGCGAAGGAAAGCCTATGAACTTTGAGGAGTTTGAGGCGCTGCGGACAAACTTGGCCGCAGAGGCGAGGAAAGCAGAACGTGCTGGGGATGGCAACAGAGAATATGCCGTTGGATTGATTCGTCAGGCTATGGAGGCGTTACCATTAAAAGGCGAAGCTGCTGCGCTAAAGCCGATAGCTGACCAAGCAAGAGGTTTGGCTAGCGCACGTTTTGATGCACTCAAAAAAGACCCTGCTTATAAAGCTGCTGTCAATGACACTGTGCCCGCCGACAAGTTTTTCGACAAGTTTGTCATCAACGGTATCAACAAAAACATCAATACGATGGTTGAAACGCTGGGCCGCGATTCTGTATCCCACCAGCATATGAGGGCTGGCACGATCAATTGGCTGTCTGACAAAGCAGGGATTGTGGATAACCGCAGTAACTTCAGCCAGGCCAACTACAACAAGGCTTTGAAGCGGTTGGATGATGTGAACAACTTTGGGGCCATCTTTGACCCTGACAGTCAGTTGCAGTTGCGTACCCTTGGCAACGTGGCCGCGTACACGCAATTTCAGCCCCGCGGTTCGTTCATCAACAATTCAGGCACTTTGGTTGGGTTCTTGGCCACCAAAGCTGCGGGCGGGCTGGAGCAGGTCGGTAATGTTGCGGGCTTGAAGACTATCGGCTACCCCATCGGAAGCGAAATTCGCCGCGGAGTAAGTGCAGCCCGTGAGCGCCGCGAAGTTGAACGCGCCTTAAGCCCTACTGCTGGAACAACTCTGCAAGACATTAGCCGTCAAGGCAAAGTGCCAAATCTTGTTAACCAGCCCCCAGCACCTCGCATAGAACCAGTGTTCGATTTTACAATCCCTGGCGGTCTGACTGATCTTGAGGTCTTGCACACGCCTCTGTACAAGCGCAAGAAATGAAGGGGAACTGTGAATGCAGCCAGAGATTGATCCCGTGAAGTACGGCCAGCTATGGGAAAAAGTACAGGGCTACGAGCGCCGTTTTGACGAAATGGAAAAGAAGATCGACAAGATGGAAACCAACCTGGAAAAACTTGTAGCGTTGGCCAATCAAGGCCGCGGCGGGTTTTGGGTTGGGATGTCTATCGTGTCGGCTGCGTCTGCCGCTGCTGGCTACATCATGTCCTACTTTGGGAAACACTAATGTTTCAAGCCTTGATCCCTGCATTGGCCCCCATCTTGGGGAAGGTTGTTGGCAACCTGTTTCCCGATCCGACTGAAAAAGCCAAGGCCGAAGCCGAGGTGATGCGCCAGCTACTGGCGGCGCAGTCTGAGATTGAACAGGCGGCATCTAAGATCATCCAGACCGAGGCGGCATCTACTCATTGGTTGGCGGCTAACTGGCGACCCCTGACCATGATTACCTTTGTGGCCCTGATCGTGGCTAGGTGGTTTGGCTGGGCAGCGCCTAATCTGTCCGAAGCCGAGTACATCAAACTGTGGTCAATCGTGGAGTTTGGTCTAGGTGGATACGTTGTGGGCAGGTCTGTGGAAAAGATCGCCCCCAGCATTGCACAGGCAATTAAGCGATGACCTTTGCCCTGTCTCAGCGTTCCCTAAACAACCTGGTTGGGGTTGATAAGCGCCTGGTGCAAGTGGTTCACTTGGCCATTGAACTGACCAAGGTGGACTTTGCTGTGATTGAAGGGGTGCGAACCCCACAGCGCCAGCGGGAACTGTTTGACAAGGGTGCAAGCCAAGTGCGTGAGGGCGGGACGCACGTTCAGGGCAGGGCTGTGGATTTGATGGCCTACATCGACGATAGGGCGTCTTGGGAACTGAACCTATACGACGACATTGCCGATGCCATGAAAGCCGCTGCAATCGAGTTTGACGTGCCTTTGCGGTGGGGTGCCGCCTGGACGGTCAAAGACATTCGCAAGTGGCAAGGCACGATGGCGTCCGCAATGAACGCCTACATTGACGAACGCAGAAAGCAAGGCCAGCGCCCGTTTATTGACGGCCCGCACTTTGAACTAGTCTAATCGCGTTCAGGTTAAAGTTTTCGGCTATGACTTCAGCATAGTCAAAATGACGGCCAAAGCAATCCCTAAAAGAAACGCATTCGTCTGACCAGCCTTCGACTTGGTTGTTGTAAATGTACACTTTTCTGGGGACGGTGAGGGTTCCGCAGATGAAGTGCAGACCCTTGGGCGTGACACGCCAGAACCCGTCGGAGCGTTTGCTGTCGTCACCGCCGTGTTCAATCAGCCCCCACTTGGCCATCATGGTGTAGTTCTTGCCGCGTAGCATCCAGGCCGGTGCTATCGGTGGGACGTTGACCCAGCCGTCGTCATCACAAGGGGCACGGGACAACCACAAAAGCGCGAGGGCGTGTGTCTCTGTGAGCGAGAAGGGCGAAATCTTGCCCCACTTGTCACAACAGGGGCAATGGCCCCCATCGCCTTCTATGGTTGCCCGCCATTCAGACTTTAGGTCATCCAGGTAGGCTTGACGGAAGATGTCTGTTTGCATCATGCGAACCAAAGGTAAAACCCGTGAAGGATGCCGATTGGAAAGAAGATTGCGCCAGCCAGAAGGAAGCCCCACATCCCATCTACAAAGCAGGTGAAGACGTGGGTTAACCAAGCGAGAAAGCACAAAACGCCAATGATGTAACCCATGATGGCCCCTTAAAACGGAACGTCTTCCATGTCGTCAAACCCGCTGCGCTGCTGGCGGGGCTGGTCTTCCCGCGGCCTGGGTTCGTTGAGATATGCCCAACCGTCCCAGCCGCCGTCTTTCAGCGGGATAACGTCGATCTTGAGCATTTCACCATTCTTGGTGTCAATGACCGATCCGATGCGTTGATAGCGGTTCTTCTGTTGGCCGTCCTTGTTGGTGTACTGGCCGGTGATGACGGTGATTTCTTTAGTGACTTTAGGCATTTCATTCCCCAATAATTTTCTTCAGTGCTGCAACCTTGGCGTCCACTTCAGCCAAGAACTTAACGACCTCTCCCTCCGTGGCCGACAGCCATTCGTCATCCCGATGTACACGGGTAACAAACAGTTGGGCCTTGGCGGGCATTCGCGGATCAAACACAACGTAGTCGCACCATGACCTGTCGGCGCAGCGCATCTGCCATTGCATTTGGGCGAAGTATTTGCCTTCTACCGGCGTGTCCGATAGCCAGCATTCCAGAGCGGTCTTGCTGTCAGGGCATTTGATCTCTACCATGCCATCGTCACCGACAAGGCCGTCAGGAGAGGCACCAGCCGCTTCAATTGATGGGTGAGGGATAAACCCCACTTCGTCCACCATAACGCCTCTGGAAGCCTCATACGCGGCCCTAGCAAATGGTTCCTGATCTATGCCCCATTGCATGGATGCGTTTGTGTAGGACTCAGCCTTTGAGCCGGTGACCCGCTCCAGAACAAGCTGGGTCATGTAGTTGCCGCGGTCTGCTCCGTAGCCGGTCTTGGTCTTGGCCAGGACTTTGTACAGGCTGCTGGCCGTGACTTTGCCCAGACGGGCTACAAACCATTCTTCTGTACGCTGCTCATCCATTTGCTTTCTCCTTTTTTGCTCTATCAATACGGGCTTTCTTGGCTGCGATGACCTTCAGTTGTAGTGTCTGATTGCCTTGGCAAGCATCGTAGGCATCTTTGTACGCCTTGGTCATTTCGTCGCTGCTGGCGCTGGCTTCAATAGCCGCCAGGTGGTCTGTAATGTCTGGGGTTGCAGTGCGGCGCGTTGCTGCATTGCCGTCGTCGTCCTCTGGAGCGATGCCGCAAGCAGCCATCAAAGAGTAACGGCGGGCATACGTCAAAGCCGATCCGTAGCCCTGTGGATCGTGTTTAGCGGCAGGAACGTGCAGTTTGCCGCTGGTGATAACTTCACCTGATTCGTGGATCAGCACGGTTTCGACGGTCACCCCATCAGCGCATTCGCTGGTCTGTTGCATCAAGGCAATGCCGTTCTGGTTTAAGGCGTCAATGACTGCCTCAACACAGGCCGACAGGTCAGCGTAACGGCTGCGAAAGTGCGGGTTCGTGGAAGACTTAAGCGCAGGGCCGAAAGCCTTCTGTGCCTTTACGAATGCGGTAGCTATCTTGGTGCCGATCATTTTTTCTTGCTCCTGAGTTCTTCAAGTTGGTCAACGGTGTACTGAAGCAAAGCCGACAGTTCACGAATCTTTGCAGTCAGTGCGCCTACCTGCCATGCAAGGCGGTCAGCAGCGTCTGCGTCAGCGTAATGGATGCCAGCGGTCTTTTCGATGCTGTTGATGATGTGTTCTGGGTTGATTTGCATTTCATACTCCTGTTGTCTTTGGACGGTTTCGTAGAACTGTTGGTGGCTCATCTTTTTTCCTCTCTGCGATTGGTTTCCAGCCGTACTTGCGCCATGTCTGCGTGATGTCTGTGGCGGCTGCTGGCGTGTACTTGAACTTGGGGTCAAGAAGGCGGTTCATGACGACCACCAAGCCACGAGAAGCCATGCAAGGCCCACACCTATGGCCAAGGCCAGAATGAAGCCCCAGGCGGCTTCTGCGCGTCTTGACAGGCGTTCTGTCTTGTAGTGCTGTCTGTACTCTTTCATGATGTTTCCTTAGAACGGTGCGGGGTTGGTTTTCTCTTGTTCTTGCTGTTGTTTGCGTTTGTATTCGCGTACCTGGGCGGGTGTCCAAGGGACAGGCCCGCCAGGCGGCGGGAAGGGCCAGGTCATTTGCGGCACGTTGCGTCAACATTGGCAAAGAATCGAGCGCCGTGATATGCGCTGCCTTGTTGAGTGCCGGGGCAACGGCACAGAATGACAAGACCGTAGGTTTCGTCAATGCGGGCCGGGTGCAGTTTGGTGCCGCCGCGACCGATACGAACCGAGCCGACTGCTGGTTTGTTTGGAGTGGTGTTCATGATGCTTCCTTAAAAGACCGCTTGCTAAGTGCTACGGCATGGGATGGATGTTAAGCCAGCTTACTTTGATGCGTCAACCCCTTTTTGCAAAAAATTTGTGGTGTTGCAAAAAAGCGAAAGACAGCTTAACATCAGGGGATGGACACGACAAAGGCTATTGAACTCGCAGGAACGGCTATGGCCTTGGCCAAGCTGCTGGGCATCACACGCCAGGCGATTTCGCAATGGGGTGACCAGGTGCCCCAGGCCCGCGTGTGGCAGTTGAGGGCGCTAAGGCCGGAGTGGTTCAAATGAGGCAAGTAGGCTGGTTTTGGGGTCAATGCCCCTTGCACTATCACAAGAACGTTTGGCTCTGGCTGTACAACGATCAGACAAGCAGCCATGAGTACATCAATGTAGGCGTGATGTCTGTGGACGATTTTGGGAATCTTTTTTTGGTGAGTTGACAAGGAATTTTTACTTGATGTATGATCCAAATTGTCTAGAGTGGCATCTGGACGATGGAAATGAGGTAAGACCCCCACAGGTTTCTGTGTGGTCTTGCAAGGTAGCTGGCGAGGCGTTTGCCCTCATTTCCAACCGTCTAGCTGCTGCTCTGCCAAGAGCCAAGACCACAGAGCATCTTGCTGGGGGTTTTTGCTTTTGCAGACCGTACTCCGCACGAAGTAGGGGCCGCAAGTGGGGCTGCTCGGAAGGAAACCGCGACACGGTATGCCGTAAGGCTAGGGGGCAGTTCCCGAACAATCCGTGCGGCTGGTCGAATCATCAAGCCGAGGGGCGTACGGTGAGAACCCGTAGCATGATGATCCCGCAAGGGGGTGGAACCTGTTCCTTCTTACTTCACTGGTGTGGGGTAGGGGGGTCTTTGGGTGGAATTTACTGAATTTGATTTTTGAGACACGGCTAGGTCTGGATTGATCCCCAGACCGAAAAGCGAACCTCCCGCCTGCCGCTGTTTCTTTTCAGGAGGAGCAGGAGTTGTTATGAGAAAGTTTGAAGTACGCACAACCAAGCTGGTTGTCGCACCTAAAGGCGAGCAAGTCTTTTCCGAGATGGCCACCTGGGTGGAAATCAAAGACGATGCTGCTGGTGAATTCGTCATGGTGACGCAATCAGGCCGCACTGATGTTGGCCAGATAGCCATAGACACGGACGAATGGCCAGCACTGAGGGACGCCATTGACCGCATGATTGCTCAATGCAGGGGGAATCATGTTTGAATCAGGCTTTGACCAGTTCTGGGCAGCATGGCCCAAAAGCCCAAGAAAAGGCGCAAAAGCGGCCTGTCTTGCACGGTGGAAGAAGGGTCTATACGAACACTGTGCAGACCAGATTCTCAAGCACGTTGAGTGGCAAAAAACCACCGACCAGTGGCTGAAAGATAACGGCGCATTCGTGCCAGCACCCCTTGTTTACTTGAACCAGATGCGCTGGGACGGGGCCGAGATTCCAGAGCCTAAGCGGGTGGTGTCTATTGCCCAGCAGTTTGAGGATCGCAACCGTAACGCGGTTCCGATGCCTGATTACATCCGTGAGCGCCTGGCGCAACTTAGGAAGGGCGTATGACAGTTCCTGTTGTTGAAAAAAACATCCCGCTGCCCCTGAAATTTCCATTTGACCAGATGGAAGTAGGCGACAGTTTTGCCATACCGTCAGCAGTAAAACGTGCGACTGTGGCTGTATATGCACGGCGTTACGGCGACAAGCACAAGATGAAGTTTGTAACCCGCAAAATGCCTGATGGCACGATCAGATGCTGGCGGGCTGCATGACCCGCGATGAAGGCCACCGGCTGCTGAACAGACTAAAAGAAGGGACAGCGTTTGAGTACCAACAAATCACAGCAGCCCTCATCGCTACCGGCGACTTGGACAGAGGAATGGCGCAGGGAATGCGAAGCACGGGAATGGATCAGCCGCTACAGGCAAAAACGCGGTTCTGCGGAAGCATGGTGGCGGGAAACCAAGGAAGCGATACGCAAGGCGCGTGGCCAGGCTGGTCTAGATACCTTGATTGCGGACATGAACGGGCAAAAAAATGACAAAACATAACATCGTAAGCGTCAGTGGTGGTAAAGACAGCACCGCATTGCTGTTGTTGGCGCTAGAAAGAAATACAGAAAATCTGCAAGCTGTTTTTGCTGATACGGGCCATGAGCATCCCCAAACTTACGAATACATACAGTATTTAAATGACAATGTTTTGCCAATAAAAACAATTAGGGCTGACTTTAGCGAACAGATTGCAAGAAAACGTGAATTTATTGCAACGAAATGGCGCGAGCAAGGAATTGCAGAAGAAAAAGTTTTACTGGCTTTAGAAACTTTGCGACCGACTGGCAACCCATTTTTGGATTTATGCATATGGCATGGAAGATTTCCTAGCACAAAAGCCAGATTTTGCAGTGAAGAATTAAAACGAAATCCGATCATGGAGCAGGTGCAAATTCCTTTGCTAGAGGCAGGGAACACCATTTGGTCTTGGCAAGGTGTAAGGTCTGATGAAAGTTTGGCTAGGCGTGATTTGCCAGAACTTGATTTAGTGGGCAGTCAAGAAAGTGGTGGCGAATTGTGGAACTACCGTCCAATCTTGAAATGGACTGCTGAAGATGCTTTTGCCATGCATCGGAAGCATGGTGTAAAGCACAATCCTTTGTATGAACAAGGCATGGGCCGTGTTGGATGTATGCCCTGCATTCATTGCCGCAAAGATGAATTGCTTGAAATCAGCCGACGTTTTCCTGAAGAAATTGAACGAGTTGCGAAGTGGGAAAAAATTGTTCAGGATGCTAGCAAGCGAGGCACATCAACACTTTTAAACGCTGGAATACCTGGTCTTCCAAGCGAAGAAGCTATGCGCGTCAGTAGCATTCATGAAATGGTCAAGTGGTCTAAAACAAGCCGCGGGCGAAGCAATTATGATTTTTTTCGCGTCAGCGATGAAGGGTCATCTTGTAGCAGCATCTATGGGTTGTGCGAATAAAAGCAGTCAGGGAACCAGAGCATGAGAAGGGCCGCAAAGGTTGATGCTAACCAAGAGCAGGTTGTTACGGCGCTACGAGCGGCTGGCGCTACGGTGCAGTCTCTGGCGGCTGTTGGCAAAGGCGTACCTGACCTGCTGGTGGGATTCCAAGGCAAGACACTTCTCATGGAAGTCAAAGATGGCAGCAAACCGCCATCGGCCAGGGAGTTGACTGAAGATCAATTGACCTGGCATGGCGCGTGGCGTGGCGGGCCGCTATCGGTAGTTGATGGGCCGGAGGCTGCACTAAGAGCATTGGGGGTACTGCGTGATTAATCCAGAACAGTCAGCCGAGCGAATCCGAAACATCGCGGCAGACTACGGCAAGGCCAAAGGCGACAGGGTGTACCTTGAAGAATTTAGGCGCAGCAAAAAAGCCATGCTGATGAAAGACTGTTTTTCGCTAGGGATTGAGGCAGCAAACGCCCAGGAGCGTGAAGCACTGGCCGATCCTGAGTACCACAGCCTACTGAAAGGCTTGGCCGCGGCGGTGGAGAAGGAAGAAACCCTGAAGTGGGAACTGGAAGCCGCGAAGATGGAAGTGGAAATCTGGCGCACCCAGCAAGCCAACGAGCGAATGGTGTTAAGGTCACATGAATGAAATGCCCTATATGCGGAGCCTGGACGCTAATCAAAGACACCAGAAAGACGCTAGACAACCAAAAAAAACGTCGGTACGAATGCGCCAATGAACACCGATTCAACACCCTGGAAACAATCCTTCCCCAAAAGGAAGTACGTCCGAAGCGCAAAACTGCTGCGCTTGGTGGCGGGGCTTAATTGCCAGTTCTGCGGGTCAGGATCGTTCGTTCAGGCCGCGCACAGCAACTGGGGCGGGGGTAAGGGGCGAGGGATCAAGGCCGATGACAACCTGGTGGCTGCGCTGTGTATGCACTGCCATCACGACATAGACCAAGGGTCTAAGTGGTCAAAGAAAGAGCGCCAGCAAGCCTGGTGGCTGGCCCACATCAACACGGTAGACCTTTTATTGGCCACGAACCAATGGCCTGTTGACGTACCCCTGCCTGATAGGCGAGAATGGGAACGGCTTTTCTCGCAGTAGCCTATCTCCTTGGTTGAGATTTGGGGGGCTTTCCGGCCCTCTTTTTTTGGTCTATCATTACCACTATGGATGATGACGCCGCCGAATTCATAGCCGCCTTGCTGCACAGCAGCACGGTTGCCCACTTCATGCACCTGTCTACCGATTCGTTTTCGGCACACAAGGCGCTAAGGCACTATTACGAAGACATCATCGAACTGGCTGACGATTTCGCAGAAGCGTATCAAGGCCGGTACAACAAGATCAAGACCTATCCTGAAGAATTTCATTCAGGCAAAGAGCCGGTCAAATACCTGAAGTCTGTGCTTGCCTTTGTGGATGAAGCCCGCAAAGATTTGCCCCAGGATTCAGAAATCCAGAATATCATTGACGAAATTTGTCAATTGATAGATCGAACCCTGTACAAACTGAAATTCTTGGACTGAAAGGAAAGACCATGAAAGACAACGCTGAGATGACCCCCAAGGGCTATGGTTCTGGCACTAAGCCGCCCGCTGGCGCAAATGCGTCCGATATGTCCGGTGAGCGCCACGGCAAAGTGGTGAACGGCATTGGCATGGGCAAGGCCGACGGCACTGGCACCAATGGCCAGTTCAACGGTGGCCGTTCTAAGGGTGTGTGCTACACCCACGGACGTTCTTCCTACCAGAAGTGACCCCAATCGCCGATTTAGTCGGCGGTCTAAAGAAAAAGCCGCGGGGCAAAAGGCTTGCGGAGTTGGTTGAACAAGTTTCTTCACCCAATTATGTAAGCCCCCTTGACGACAAATCAAAGGCAAAGCAAAATGCAATGCCTAAGTCAAGGAAAGCTAAATGATAGATGCCCGCTGCAAGACCTGCCGGTTTTTTACCCAAGCGCAAGTGATGGGCGTTTGCCGTCGCTTTCCTGAGCATCAGAACAAGCATGAGTTGGATTGGTGTGGTGAACATCAACTGACCACAATCATTGCTTTGCCTGTTGTAGAGCCAATGCGTAAAAAACCTGGAAGGAAGCCCAATGTGCCCGATTCAACCGCTGCGTGATCGCGTAGTAGTTCAGCCCCGTGTCCGCAAGTTGTCGGACATTATTTTCACTATCAACAGTGAAAAGATGAACGAGGGCACGATTGTGGCCATCGGGCCTGATGTCCATGAAGTCAGGCCAGGCGATTTCGTCAAATACGGCAACGGCACCTATCTGGATTGGCCTGTTCAGAACTTTGACGGCCAGGACTACCAGATCATTCAGGAAGCCGACATCGCGTGTGTCGTGGAGGAAGATTATGCCTAAAGGTCACGATAAGCCCATCCCGAAGACGACAACCGGCAAAGACAAAAACTACCGTTCTACCGAGCAAGGCGCAGGAATGACGGCAAAAGGCCGAGCCGCTTACAACGCAAAGAACAACGCAAACCTAAAACCGCCAGCACCAAACCCGAAGACAAAAGCAGATGCTGGACGAAAAGCATCTTTTTGCGCGAGAATGGAAGGGGTGGTAAAGAACGCCAAAGGCCCAGCAGAGCGGGCTAAGGCATCCCTAAAAAACTGGAATTGTTGAAAGGAACAAATCATGTCCAATACTCAAGCCATTGGGGTTGCCTACGCAGACCCCGCCCTGAACAGTTTTGAAGTTGGCACCGCGACCGTGCCGATTGACGTTACTCAATCTGGCAATCTGAGCCAGATTTACGCAGAAACATCCCACCGGTCTGGTGATATGCGTGGCCTGTACGCCCGTGTGGATTACGCTGGCGCTGGCGCTGGTGAAACCCTGCGTGTTCTGAGCCGCGTTATTGCTGCCCAAGGCGCTGGTCAAACGACCAACGGCGCACACGTTAGCCTGTCAGTCAACACTGGCGGCACCATCAGCGGCGCAGCCAATGCCCTTCGTGCAACCATCGGTGGTTCGTCTACCAACCCTGGCGGCACCCTTGCGGCGCTGCAATTGGATTCGGATTTCGCATCGGGCGGCACTTGGAGCAACGCATCTTTCCTGCGTGTGACCAACAGCGGCACCGGTGAAGTGGGTAACTTTGCTTTGATGCCCGCAGTCAGCGCAACTGGCGTGTTCCGTGCCAAGGTGGGTTCGCCCGTAGTTAGCCATTGCATTCCAGTGGTCAGCGGTGGCACGACCTACTACATCATGGTCAGCACGATTGCCTAATGGAAATCAGCCGCGAATTTATCCAGGCTGAAATCAGCCAGGTACAACAGGAAGTAGTGAAGGCGAGGACGTTTCTGATTCAAGCGGAAACGTCTTTAGCCATTTACCAGATGTTGTTGGCCAGGCTGGATCAAGGAGAGTTAGAAGATTTACAAGAATCCAATAACTTGGCTAATTTCTGTATAAACGCAGGGGGAACTGACTGATGGCCAAAGGACTGTACGCAAACATTCACGCTAAGCGTGAGAGGATTGAGCAGCAGAAAGCCGCGGGCAAGACCCCAGAGCGTATGCGAAAGCCTGGGTCAGAAGGCGCACCCACGGCTAAAGCCTTTAAACAAAGCGCCAAGACAGCGAAAAAATGACAATCGAGCAAATGCAAAAGCGCCTGGCTGAACTGCAAGAACTGGCGAAGCAGCATGAAAGCATACTGTTGCAGATCAGCGGGGCCATCCAGGAATACAACCGTGTCATCGCCGAGGAGCAATCCAAAGCAATGACGGAAGGAGCCAAAAATGCCGCTGACCAAATCGCCCAGTAAGCAAGCGTTCGAAAAGAACATCAAAGCCGAAATTAAAGCAGGTAAGCCACCCAAGCAAGCGGTGGCCATTGCTTACGCTGTGAAGCGCGAAGCCAAGCCTAAAGGCAAAAAGTGATGGAAGCGCCCGTCAAACGGCGGGGGCAACCGAAAGACAAGCCAAGCCCCGACGCACCTGAGCATCCAAAGAGTAAAGGTGGGCGTCCGACCAAGTATGAAGATTGGATGGCCGATGCCGTCCTAGACTACTTCAGCACCCCAGTAGGGGATTTCCCTACCCTAGCAGGATTCGCTGCATCCATCAGTGTTTCACGCGACACCCTACACGACTGGGCACACGCCAAGGATGTTAGTGGGGACTTACGCAACCCTCAGTTTTCCGACGCCTATAAAAAGGCGAAGGATATGCAAGAACAGAACCTGGTCAAAGGTGCGCTTACGGGTGTGTACAACAGCACGTTCGCCATCTTTACTGCCAAGAATGTGCTGGGTTGGAGGGACAAGGTAGAGCAGGAAATCACCGGCAAGGACGGTAGCCCGCTTGCTGGCATCCAGGTCATGTTTGTGAACCCCGATGCAGTTGACTCTCAAAATTAAGCGGTTCCAACTCTATTTTTGTGTCGGCAAGGTTTACGACATAACCATAGATGGATGGGCACGGCAAGGTCTGACGGTGGCCTGGTTTGGAGAGAAGCGCCGCGTTTTCAATAGGACATGGACAACATGACCGAAGTTGTCAACAACGCCATTGCAAAGGCCGAGTTTCCGGTCAAGCTGCAAGGACTGTTTAAAAAAAGCCGCTACAAGGTGCTGTATGGCGGGCGGGGTGGCGCTAAGTCTTGGGGTATCGCCAGGTCATTGTTGATCCTGGGGGCCAAAAAGCCCATGCGTATCTTGTGCGCCCGTGAGTACCAGACCAGCATCAAGGATTCCGTCCACAAGCTGCTGTGTGACCAGATCGAAGCATTGGGGCTGCTGGGGTTCTACGAGATCACCCAGGCCAGCATCCGCGGGGCCAATGGGACAGAGTTTGCCTTTATCGGCCTGAAGAACAACCCGACCAACATCAAGTCTTTTGAGGGTGTGGACATCTGCTGGGTGGAGGAAGCCCAGACCGTCAGCCGCCTGTCCTGGAACATCTTGATTCCGACCATCCGTAAGGAAGGCAGCGAAATCTGGGTCAGTTTCAACCCTGAACTGGAGACAGACGAAACCTACCAGCGGTTTGTCCTGAAGCCGCCGCGGGACTGCATCAGCATCAAGATCAACTTCTACGACAACCCTTGGTTCCCCGAGACGCTGCGCCTTGAGATGGAAGCCCTGAAGGGCAGGGACTTACAAGCGTACAACCAGGTCTGGGAGGGGATGTGCCGTCAGACTGTAGACGGGGCAATCTTCGCCAACGAGATGATGCGGGCAGAAGCCGAGGATCGCATCACCAAGGTTCCATATGACGCTACAAAGCCCGTACACGCCGTCTGTGACTTGGGATGGGCTGATGCTACCGCTTGGTGGTTTGTGCAGTTTGTGGGCATGGAAACAAGGCTTATCAGGTACTTTGAGGACAGCCAGCGAACCATGACCAGCTACTTGGCGCAGCTACAGACCTACGGTTACGTCTACGACACGATCTGGCTACCGCATGACGCCCAAAGCACAACCCTTGCCGCCGCGGGACGGAGCATTGAGGACATCGTAAGGGGAGCAGGATTCAAGACCCGCATTCTGGACAGGGTGCCGGTAGTTGATTCAATCAACGCGGCCCGCACGGTATTCCCTAACTGCTATTTCGATAGAGAAAACACAGCAGATGGATTAAACTGCTTACGACATTATCGGTATGACGTTGACCCAGAAACCGGACAATTCAGCAGACAACCGCTGCACGACCAGTATTCGCACGGGGCCGACGCATTCCGATATATCGGATTGATGATTAAAGAGCCGTCCAAGCCTAAAAAACGTGCCAATGTGGCCATGGCGGGCAACTGGATGAGTTGAAAGGAAAAAGTATGGCGTTGCAAGACATGGACAACGACACCCGCATTGGCGAAGCAATCAAGTTTCTGCGCCTAGTGGGTGAAGCGGACAGCCAGAACCGAGCCGAGGCACTGGGCGACCTAAAGTTTGCCGCGGGCGACCAATGGCCGGTGGAGATTCAGAACAGCCGTAACCTTGAATCACGGCCTTGCTTAACCATCAACAAGATTGATGCGTATGTCCGTCAGGTGACCAACCAGCAGCGCCAGCAACGGCCCCGCATTAAGGTGCATCCGGTCAACAACGAAGGCGACTTGAAGATTGCCGAGGTGATTGAAGGCATCACTAGGCACATTGAGGTCAATTCCAACGCTGATACAGCCTACGACACCGCGTTTGAGTACGCTGTAAAAATGGGTTGGGGCTACTGGAGGGTCACGACGAACTACATCAGCGAGGATTCGTTTGACCAAGAAATTTACATCGAGCCTGTAGACGACCCGTTTTCGGTCTACTTTGACCCCAACAGCGTAAGCCCTGACGGTGCGGATGCTGAACGCTGCCTGATTACCAGCGTGATGTCCAAAGCGGCATTTCGACAGGCTTATCCTGGCGCAGACGACGGGGCTAACTTCAGCGCCCGCGCAACTGGCGACAGTGACGCCGAGTGGGTGACCAAGGAAGACATCAGGCTGGCTGAATACTGGCACATCGAGCGTGTCAAAGCCACCTTGGTTCTGCTGTCTGATGGGACGAGGGTTTACAAGGATGAACTGCCGTCCGCAGAAATGATGGCTGCGTCAGGCATCACTATCATGGACGAGCGCCCGTCCTACCGTAAAAAGGTCAAGTGGTGCAAGCTGACGGCCATGGAAGTCCTTGAGGAACGCGAGTGGCCAGGCAAGTACATTCCGATCATCCCGTGCTATGGGGCGCAGGTTGTCGTTGAGGGCAAGCGCAAGAAGTACGGTCTTGTGCGGTTTGCCAAAGACCCGCAGCGGATGTTTAACTTCTGGCGCACGGCCCTGACCGAATCTATTGCCCTTGCGCCTAAGCCCAAGTGGCTGATTGCCGAGGGTCAGGACGAGGGTCATGAAAGCGAATGGGCACTGGCCAACCTGAAGTCCACCCCTGTCCTGCGATACAAGCAAAAGGACATTGAGGGTGTTCCAGCGCCTGTGCCGACCCGCATCCAGCCCGAGCCGCCGCCTGACGGCATCATGGTGGCATCAAGCGCGATTGCTGACGACCTGAAGACCGTGCTGGGCATCTTTGACCCGTCCCAAGCACTGCCAGGCAATATTTCTGGCAAAGCCTTACAAGGCCAGCAGCAGCAGATTGACCTGTCGAACTTCCATTTCTACGACAACATGACCCGCAGCATCAAGCAGACGGGCAAGATCATTCTTGACTTGATTCCGAAGATTTACGACACCAAGCGGGTGCTGAGGATCATTGGGGTGGATGGCAAGCCGGACATGGTGACCATCAACGAAGTAGAGGCAACCGGCGAAGTCCTTAACGATGTGACCGTCGGTCTATATGACGTTGTGATGGACACTGGCCCAGGCTACAACAGCAAGCGCCAGCAAGCCGTGGACACCATGATGCCGCTGATGGCAGAACCCACGGTGTTCCAAGCCGCGGGCGATTTGCTGTTCCGAAACATGGACTTTCCAGGGGCAGACATCATTGCCGACCGCTTGGCCGCAATGAACCCGCTGTCGCAGATTGACGAAAAGTCAGATGTGCCGCCGCAGATTCAGATGAAGATGCTGCAAATGCAGAAGGCGATGGCCGATCAGGAACAGAAGATGATCGCCATGCAGTTGGAAATCAACAACCGTGGCCAAGTTGCCCAGATCAAGGAAGATGGCGACAACCGCCGCAAGCTGATGGATGTCATTTCCCGTGCTTACAACACCGACACCATCAACGAAGCCAAGGTCAATCAATCCAACATAAAAGCGGTAACCGACCAGAACAAGATGGAATTGGACGCCATGGTGCGTCTGGTGCTTGCTGGTCTACCCGCCCAAGCCTTGGCCGCGGAAATAGATCGGCGCGACCAAGAACAGAGGAGCGCATCAGCCTTTGCGGAAATGGAAGTCAACCAGACACAGAACCCGTTTATTCAGGCTGGGCAGGAACTGTTAGCCCCGCAAATGCAGCCAATGCAGCCTATGCAGCCGCCCATGCAGCCAATGCCACCTGAAATGGGTGGAATGGCTCCGATGGGATTGCCGCAGTAATTGACAACGCAAAAAATTAGGTTGAAAATCAACCAAAGCCTACCGATTGGTTTAAATCGGGTTAATTCGTAGGGATACCTATGTCGGAAGAACGTGTAGCCAGTAACTTGGTCACGAGTGAGAATCTAGCGGAATTCACCGCCCAGAAACTTGGTCTAGTTGATACGCCAGCAAACGAGGCGGCAGAAGCCGAGCCGGATGCCGAGGCCGATCAGAGTGGACAGGACGGGGAAGGGAAGGACGCGACAGCGACAGATGAACAGAAGAAGCCGAATCCGAAGTTGGAAAGGCGGTTTTCTGAGATAACCAAACAACGCGAAGCAGCCCGCGAAGAAGCGAAGCGAGAGCGCGAACAAAGGGAATCTTTGGAAGCCAGGCTGAAGGAACTTGAATCCAGGGTCAATCCTCCGGCGCAAGCCGAGGCAGACGAACTGGGCCAGGAACCCAAGCCAGAGCAGTTCAGCGATATGTACGAGTACGCGAAAGCGTTGGCTGAGTACACCGCTGACAAGAAACTGATGGAGAGGGACAATCAGGAAAAGGCCCGCAAGGCCGCGGCTGAACAGGAAGCGAGATTCAAAACCTGGGCAGACCGTGTGAACGCAGCCAAGACCAATTTGCCCGACTTTGACGACATGGTGCAAAGCAGTGACGTAAGGGTTTCTGATCCTGTCCGCGATGCAATCATTGAATCAGAAAATGGCCCGCAGATTCTTTACTACCTTGCTGAAAACAGCGAGTTTGCAAAGAAGCTGGCCGATATGTCAGTTGTCTCTGCCGTCCGCGAAATCGGGAAGATTGAAGCCCGGTTCATTAAGGAAGCGACCGAAGTGAAGCCTATTGCTGTGAAGTCAAAAGCGCCAGCACCAATTAACCCGCTGAGGGGTGCGCTGAACACGGTGGATGCGAACGTGGATGCCGATGGCAATTTCCACGGATCGTTCCAGCAGTGGAAAGCAGCCCGCCAAGCACGGAAAATTCGCTGACAATTAACCCTTTTTTTAGGAAACTGAAATGTCCAATAATCTGCTTACCATTAGCAAGATCACCAACGAAGCGTTGATGGTCTTGGAAAACGAACTGACCTTTTCGAGTGAAGTCAACCGCGAATATGATGACCAATTCGCTGTTGTCGGCGCAAAGATTGGCAACACCCTGAACGTCCGTCGTCCTGGCCGATTCATCGGTACGACCGGCCCCGCCCTCAATGTTGAAGACTTCAACGAAACCAGCATCCCCGTGACCCTCTCGACGCAATTCCACGTCGATACCCAGTTCACGACCCAGGATTTGGCCCTTTCGTTGGATATGTTCAGCGACCGAGTGCTGAAGCCCGCCGTTGCCGCCATCGCCAACAAGATTGACTTTGACGGTCTGACCATGGCCAAGAACAGCACCGCCAACATCGTTGGTACTGCTGGTGTGCCCCCGACCGGTCTTATCACCTACCTGACCGCCCAGGCTTACCTGGACAGCGAGGGTGCCCCGCGTGATGGCCGTCGTTCGTGCATTATTGAGCCGTTCACCAGCGCCACCATCGTTGACAGCCTCAAAGGTCTGTTCAACCCGCAGTCCGCTGTCAGCACCCAGTACCAAAAGGGTCTGATGGGCCGTGATTCCGGTGGCATGAACTGGAAGATGGATCAGAACGTCATCTCGCAAACGTTCGGTTCTTGGACGACCACCGCTGGCACCCTGACCGCCAACACCCAGAGCATCGGTATCGCTACCGGCTGGGCACAGTCTTCGACCATCACGCTGACCCACAGCGCCGGTCTGACGCTGCGCCAAGGCGATGTGATCCAGATTGCCAACGTGTTCGCAGTCAACCCGCAGAACCGCCAGGCTTATGGTTCGAACAAAAATCGCAACTTTGTGGTTCAGTCCACCGTTACCGGTTCGGGTTCTTCGACCATGCAAGTGACTGTGGTTCCGGCCATCATCACTGGTGGTCAGTTCCAAAACGTGACCATCCCCACGACTTCTGCAACCGCAACGGTTACCCCGTTTAGCATCGGCACCTCGGCTACCGGCACTGTGAGCGCACAAAACATTGTGATGCACCGCAACGCCTTCACCCTGGCCACCGCTGACCTTGAACTGCCTGATGGCGTCCACTTTGCTGGCCGTGCATCGGACAAGGAACTGGGTCTTTCGATGCGTATTGTTCGCCAGTACACGATCAACAACGACAGCATCCCGACCCGTTTGGATGTGCTGTACGGTTGGGCACCGCTGTACCAGGAACTGGCTTGCCGAGTTGCGGCTTAACTTTTAATTGAAAGGAAACCTATCATGGCAAATCCCGGCCCAGCAAGTACCCAAACCAATCACCCTTC